GGTTCTTCCAATCTTGAAACTATTATCACTGTAGTTATAAACATAGATATTAGAATAATCTGTAATAGCAATCTCAGCATTATTGTTTTCAGCAATAAATACATCGCCTGCCTCTGTTAAAAGTTCGCCAGCAAATTGATAGTTTAATCCAGAAATGCTTTGAGTAATGATAAATACTTTATTTGATACAACCGCTACAACCAGACTAGCCGCAGTACTTGCATAAACTCCTCGCCCCGTTCCGCCAGGAACTAAATCCAACATCGCAGAATATCCAGCATAATCAACAAGAAAATTGTCAGAGATAATCATGTTGAAAGTCTCTTCAACTGATATCTTTGGATAACGACCAAATCGCGTGCTTCCCACAATTTGGAGGCGTTCTTCTCTTGGATTAGACTGAGAGCGCATCATTAGAACGGACTCCATCCAGGGCTTATATTTACCCATGCCCAGTTATAAACATCCCTTTCTCCTAGTGTGCCACGCTTTCTAATTCTCAAATCAGGAGGAGAAATATCCATCAACTTTTTCCGAATCTCAGCGAATTTCTTAGCGGCTAACTCAGGCATGTTCTGTGAATTTTCCATGCAGATATATTCTGACAACGCAAAGCGTAGATATTCTCGATAATAACTATCATAAACAGTGGCTAAATCAGTCTGAAGAGTGACATCTGTTAAGGCAACTTTACCCCATGCTTTCATTACATATTCAGCGTTAGGAACATAATAAAGATAAACTTTAGAGCCATCTAATGTGCGCTCAAGGTGCCAAGAAAATGGTAAAGATTGAATATTATCAACACGACCTGTGCCAAAATATTCTCTTCTTGCCTGTTCTTGCATTTGATAGCGAACAACACCAAGGTTGAATGTCAGAGATTCAATCGATAGCAAATTAGGAATATTATAAACTTCCTGTCCTGCTACGGTATTAAAAACAGTTTCGGTGAAATAAGGAATCAATCGAATATCAGAACCTTTAACGTCTAATAACGCATTCAGTAAAATAAGCCCATCGCTAATTTGATTAGCTGACGGAACTTGCAATTCTCGACTTACTACCTGAGAAAGATAATAAGAACGCGTTATGAGTTCTAAAGCAGTTTCTGACATCCGATGTCATCCTCATTTCATGCTGCCTTACAATGATACTGAATAGCCTGCAACGCTAATTGCAACAGCATCAGACGCATTTCCAACTTTGTAGTTAATTTTCGGTAAAGCAGTTACTAGTTCGGCAATAACTTCGGTATTTCCACTGTTTGCTACCGTTGCAACTTGACCCGTAATAGTGACATCCGAACCACCTGAAGCACGGTTAGCGCCTTGCATGTTTAATGCATTACCAGCTGTTGCTGGTGTATATGCGTAATAAACGCTGACAGGCAACTGAGTGTATCCACTTGGAACAAGAGCTGATAAATCAATTGCTGTATAAGAAGTCGCAACACCAGCTGTAACCGCGGTAGGACGACGTGTTTCATATGCGAATTTACGGAAAGTTGTATTTCCAGCAGTCCATTGGCCAGGTAAAAAATGAGCACTTGAATCAGTTGTTGCATAACCGATAACACGATAAGCGCTATATCCAAATGGCATTGTAGGAGCGCTAGGAGTTAATGTTAACATTGCTCCTGATGGATTAGCAGATACAGGATCCGATACTAAAAGCACTGCGTATACCTTAGATGCTGCAAATGTTCCGACGTCTAAACCATTTAACCCATTTGTAGCAGCATTAATAACTACTGCTGTACTTAATGTCATATCAAACGTGTTTCCAGAATCACGACATTGACCCACTGCAACATTAAGCAAAGTATTTGGCGTGGTAGCATTATTGCTAATTCCAAGGCCATTCATATAAAGAGAAGGAAGATTTACAATAGGAACATAATTTTCGGTTGTCATTTCAAAATCCTTTTATATAGATCTTAAGCAACCTTAGCCTAAGGTTGCTTAAGAAGGTTATATTTACACTGGGAAAATTAAACGCATGGAGTTGTCTTGGTTCAATGTAGAGCCATGAATTTCATCGCGCACATATGAACGGACGTTTTGACCAAATTGAACACCCCAGTAGTGACGAATAGAAGCACCAGATTCTTTATCCATTTCACTTACTGTGCTAAACGGTTCTTGATCTGGAAGAGTTGGCATTGCCAAATAGAATTGGTCACCAGAATCAATCATTCCTGCTTTATGTGTTGGCAGAACAGTTGCCTGCATACCAGCGACAATTGGAGTATTGATATTTTGGTTTGCGTTTTGAGCCCATACCAAAGGAACAGCCAAATTAACGGTAAAAGTACCAGCAGTTGATGCAACGGTATTGGTTGCACGGTTCTGCACCGGCTGTTGTGATGGGGTATAACCCATGTAGGTTAAGAAACGTAAATTTGTTTTTCCTGATACGCCGTCATTAAACTGGAACATATCACCAGGCAGCATTGCCACAGCAGAAGTTCCAGAAGTAGGCTCAGTAAATGTAATGCTTGTTACATTCTGACCGGTTGGATCATTAACACTAACAACTGTAATAACATTATTCGGAGCTGCAGCGTTACCAATTGTTCCAGCCACCTGTGTAGGAAGTAAGTTTGATTCATACCAATCACATTCAGAAAAACGACCTAATTCCCAAGTATATTCAATTTCATTGTTACGGTTCATGACAAATTGATTTAAACCGCTATTAACAATGCTTGGAACATTGGTCATAGGTAAGAAGCCGCGGGTTTTTTCAGGTGCTGCACCAAAGTCACGGAAATTAGCCAGAGCTTGGGCTAATTGACCAAATGAATTAATTGGCGTAACGCCATCGCCATAAAAACGATAAGGACCACTATTCGTTTGAATTGCACCAAAGTTAGCATTTTGTGGATCACTAATCGTAACGCCAGAAATCATATTCTTTGCAACATCGCTTTCAACTTTAGCACCTAAAGTTAAGGAGGCAGATTTACCAAATCTATCCATGTACTCTCGCACGTTGAAAATAAATTGTTGGTCTGTATAACCAGCAGAAATATTATAAGCCTGAGTTACAGCAAGAGCTTGTAAACGCTGTTGCGAAGGTTGTTGGGTAATTACAAGACCATTAAACGGAATAAAGCGTGGTGCCAAATCATAAGTAATTGTGTCACCAAGATTCATTGGTGCAGAAGTATTAAAATCTTTAAACTTCTTGTTAGTTTGCTGAATGATGCAATAAGAGTTAAGTAACCATGCAAGCTCAGCTTTTGCATAGGTTTGTACGTTAACCAAAACATTATTAGGCGCAGCCATACTATTAAATCTCCAAAAAATTAAAGTTTTTGAAGATGATGGCTGCTTATGCCAAGTTATTTATTATCTGCGACGTCCAAACATTTTTTGAAAATCGCTAACCGTCATATCACCATCATCTTTACCGGAATTCAATGAAGGTGAATATTGACTGTAGGGTTCCTGAACTGATTTTTCCTTTGCTTGGGCTTCAACATTTCTTTTAATTGAAGCTGACAAACTTTGGATTGCTTTTTGAGCCAAAGGCTTTTGCGTATGAACGAGAGTAGTTAATTCACCAAGTTTTGCTGGGTTATCTAACAACTCTTTCATAATGTCGCCCGTGTTCTCCATGTCATTGACCATTTTTATTAATGGAGCAATGGGAGCAAAATCGAGTTCATTCAACTGTGCTTCTAAACCTGGATATTTTGCTTCAGCAGCTTTCATTTTAGATACAAAGCTGTCTGTTACATGTTGATTTTGTAAAGCTTCTATGTGACCTTGAAAAGCTTTCGGGGCATGCTCCATAATCATCTGCCTGATTTGATCAGGCGTTAATTGTGGCATTCCACCTATAGAAGCAGCAGGCGCTTGCTGTTGGTCTTGCGGTGCAACTTCTGCACCTCCCTGATTAGGTTGTGCTTGTTGCTGCAATTCCTGCATGGCCATTTGCTTTCCTTTTTCAAATGCTTTATCACGTTCACGCTTTACAACTTGGCGAACTTGGATGCGGTTAAAGACGGGAGTTTGATAGTACTCGTCATCTTTTTCAGTGTTCGCTTTGTCAGCAACATTTGCATTATCCATAACAGCGTTATCCACGTCCGTTATTTCAGGCGCAACATCCATATTTTCAGCTACAGTTTCAGTCATTATTCCCTTCTGACTATTAGCGGTGTCACCGTAAAGATGATGGTTTTACGTATCCATAAAACGAGAAATTTATACTCTTTCCTGAGTAATTACTAATCAATATAATATGTTAAAATTAATTGTCAACAATTTTTTAAATTAATTCACCATGTTTAGCTTTAATATAAGTCCCTTTTTCCATTGAATCCCATACTACATATCTAATCTTGGATTCTAGTGTAATTTTTATTTGTTTCTTTACAAAATCACTAACATATTTTTTATCATTAGTTATTTTTTTTATTAATGAAGAAATACTTTTTTTCATTTTTTCTTCCCTTTTGATTTGCGCTGAATTGAATAAGCAATTGCAGCAGCCTGATTAGGTTTTTTTCCTGCTTTAATTTCAGTACGAATATTATCTTGTAATGTTTTTTTACTTTTACCTTTTTTCAATGGCATTTTATTTCCCTTTTTCTCGATCAATAAATTCATCTACAATATCTCGTCTAGCATCAGGATGTAGATCACTAGTCATCTGAACTATTTCCTGCATCATGGTGCTTTTAGCAATACCATCACGCTCAGCACGAACAATTCCGCCACGAGTCAAATAACTTTCCTTAAATGGCTTTTTATTTTTGACAATAATATAGACCATTACGCTTCGCTCCTTGATTCATTTTTTGGTTTGTTCATTTCATGATGTAACTTGACAGATTCTCTAATAGAATTGTGATGATCCATTTTTTGCTCATGCTCTATTTCTTTTTCCCTTAATTTTCGATCATGATGGGCATGTAAATCTGCTCTATAATTTTCATCCTTCGATAACTTAATATCAGCCATTACCTTAATAAAGTCTTGTTGCATCTTTTGCGCATCTAGTTGCAATTGCTGCATATTCATTTGCTGTTTAGCCATCATTTCACTGTTTTTTTGTTGAACTTTTGCCATTTCAGTTTGCATCTTCAACTGGTCAGGAGAAGGCTGAGGGGGCTGAGATTTCTTCATCTCCAACCATTTTTCAGCTTTCTCCTTAACAATATCGCTGCCATGAAATTCCATGTTATCCAATATCTGTGGAAATCCATCTGTGGCAAAGAACTCAGCGGCTGTGGGAGACGCCTGCATCATGGCAAATATCTGCTGTAATGCTTTGTTTTTAGCAATTGCATAATTAACACCAGCTGTGACTTCAACCTGTAATGTTTTCTCACCAAAATCCATTGATGGTTGACCATCTCCATTTACATTGACATAGTCTCTATCGCCTTCATTAGAAACGATCGGCAAAATATCATTGCCTTTTAAACGCTTATTCATCAGGTCAACCATGATGTTAGCTGCCTGAGTCTCCCCTTGAAGATAAGCAACCAAGTAAGGAAAAGCCGTAGCATTGCTTTGGGTGGCTGATTCAATAACCGATACACCGCTCAACTGATTATCATTAATCCCCAATGACGAATCAAACGACCCTAATATCATTTGGGATGATTGATCTGCCGCTGTAAATGTTCCCATGATCTCAACAGGCGCAGGCATATTCTGGACTTCACGAATAGGATCAGGAATGGGCTTATCAGGGTTGTTTTCGCTATATGCATTAACCACAACTGTGTTGGCATGTTGAGTGTCATTTAAAGCATCTAAATATTCTTCTTCTTGTGGCAAAGCTTCTTTCTTAACAATAAACTTATGTTGAACCATATTTTCAAGATAATTACCTAAGCATTGTCCAGCATAATTCTTTAGGTCTTGAATGCCTTTCATATCGAAAATGTAAGGCTTACAAAATTCATAACTTGAAT